ATATACATCATACGGGGAGATTTTATTTTGTCAAAGTTCAAATTTCATTCTCTATAGGAATGCTTAATTCTTTGTCGAAGCACGAAAAGAAATATCTTTGCCAACCATAAAATCCGACCTGCCGCACGCCATCCGCTCAAATCAATCACCGTCTTTCTTTGGAGTCTCCCCCAAGTACAATCTGTCCTTTTTCAGCCATTTCAAGCTGCATTCGTAGCAGTTTCTGCTCATTTCGCCGCTGCACTTCTGGGTTTTGTTAAAACCTTCGTCGTATTCAGCAGGACACATCAGTATCACCGCCAGATCTTCGTCGCTCATGCTTCTGATTTTGTCTGCATTCGTCATTTTCCTTTATCCTTTCTCTCCAAATTTCCGCACCTATGCGTGCCAATCATGTCAAAATCCTCTTTACATCTGCATTTCTTCCGCTTGACATCTTCCTCCGATAACCAAACCTGATGCAGTCTACACCAATATGCAGGATTTTTACAGCTTTTATTGTCAATCCCCATGAATGGGTGTCTTTGGTCTGCTATTTGGTAGGTAATGGTGTATCACTCCAATCAATGGCTTGTCCGCAATTAGAACAATATTTTGGATTTCCTTTTCTCCAAAAACCGTTGTAAGTCCAATCTAAATTCCCTTCGCAAATAGGACAGCAAGCAAGTTTATCTTCTTCTGTCTTCCCTATGGTTATATTTGGTTTCTTCCCCCTCTGCCTTTCTCTTGCCTCCCGACATTCCTCGACTGTGCCGATTGCCCTGTACCGCTCCAATTCCTCAAATCCCTTTATAATGGCTCCTGCCTTTTCTTTCCGCCCTGCATACAGCATAGGGCTTACATTCGGCTCATTCTTTGCGATATAGTCCAATGTTACAACTGCATCACCTCTGACGCTCTTCATCCATTTAACAGCTTGTTCCTCATTTTCCGTCATGTCCTCATCCTTCCCCGTGCTTTAAGCTCGCTTGTTCCATTCCTCAACAGCCCTTTTTCTATCATCATAGAAAGGACTGATGCATCCATCCTTTGCCAAAGAGCATTCCACCTTGTACAATTTTGGCAGTTTTGCCCCGCAATCCTCACATTCAATCTCAAAGTTAAATCCGACTCCATGATGCGAAGATGAATTACTTCTTGTATTAAATACTGCCATTCCTCCGCAAAATGGACATTCTTTTAATTTTTCCATTCCTTTTCCTTTCTAAATCGATTGTATATCCAAAACCTCCTGCAGTCCGCACCATTCCGGCTTCGGAATATTCTCTCCAAATCCAGCCCTTATTACTTTTGTGTATCTGCCATTTTTATCAATGTCTAATCCACAGGCGCATCCATATGTGCCAGACGGATTTCTTTTTCCGTCTATCCCGCTGTCGGAGCCGGTCGCCCAAAATGGATGACTGTAACTGCAGCGTCCAAACGGGCATTTATTGCAGTATTTTGGCATTTCCTTTGGAACTATGTACATTCTTTTCCTCCTATCAGTTCGGGATTGTCGAAAATGTTTCCACATACCTCAAATACATTGCAGTCATGTTCTGTCATCACATCATCTTCTGTGCTTTCTCTTGTGCACCATGAAAATCCGTCCCATGTTGTTTGAACATAGGTTATATCTTCGGGGTATTGGTTATCAAGATGTGCCGAAAGTATATCCCCCTCAAAAATCTTCCTGCCGTTCTTGTCGGTCAATCCTGTGTACTGGCAGACAGTTTCGGGAATTACCGGATGCCACACTTCAAATCCCAAATCATTTTCTTTTTTACGCAAATACATATTGGAATTCTCTATGGGAATTATAATCGCGCAGAATCCCTGATCGGCATCACTGCTCTTTACAAGATTTCCCTCTGTCCATTTTTTATTGTCAGTTCTTTTTGCCCGAAATAAATTTTCTCTCATTTTCCTATTTCTCCTTCAAACAATCAAAATCTGCAAAACTTTTACATCTGTTAAAAATCATCCAGTTCGTTCACCGTCTCAATGTTGGACCTGGGCTTGTTAAACAGAACCGCCCCGCTGCCGAAGAACGGCTCCACATAGCTGTGATGCTCTGGAAAGAACTGTATGATCCAGTCCGCTATGGACCATTTGCTGCCTGGATATTTCGCTACCGCTTTCATGTTCGCCGCCTCTCTTTCTTCCCCTGCTCTTCCTTCCACTTCCTCCAAGCCGCGGCAAGGTCGAATCCGCCTTCCTCCACCCATTCAAGCTTCCGGAACTTCCGGCACTCCTTTTCAAACTCCGCCAGAAGAAGGTCGCTGTTCCGGTTTTGTTTTACAATCTCGCCGGACTTTTTCACCCGGTACCTGCCGTGCAGAGGAATCTTTCTTTTGATGTAGTTTGATAAGTTTATGTCCTCTCACAGAAAGAGTATGATCTCCGACTTTGTCTGATACCAGCAAACAATTTTTCCGCCGTGCAGAGGAATCTTTCTTTTGATGTAGTTTGATAAGTTTATGTCCTCTCCCAGAAAGAGTATGATCTCCGACTTTGTCTGATCCCAGCAAACAATTTTTCCGCTCTCCGCCTCATACAGATCGTAAAGATACGCTGTTGATGCCACCTGCCTCACCTCTTATTCGCTATTTCTAAATTCCTGTGCAAACCAACGTATAGTCTGATCCCATGAGATGTATTGACACTTGCAGAATGAAAGCAGCATTTCGTCTTTTTTATTACAATACTCTTTCATGAGTTTCAGCATCCCTTCGTTGTATGCTTCCTTGTCGTGGTCCGCCAGGAATGTTTTATATATATCCCACATGGAATTCTGGATGTGGGTGATTTCCTTATGCATCTCCTCTATTTTTTGCTGCATTATAATCTCCTTTATGTAACAAAAGTAACTTTTTACAATTTCCTGTAACAAAATCTGTGTTTCTGCGCAAACCATTGATTTTACTGCGTTTCAGGCGCGTTTTCTATTGCGGTAACAAAGTAACACGCGGTTTTTGCTATTTGATATCAATGCATGAATACTGCATATATACATACACATGTCTTATATATATTTAATTTTCATGTGTTACGGGTGTTACTTTGTTACCTAATGAAATGGAAGCTCCTCCTGATGAAACTCGTCAACAGGCGTAAACTCATTTTCATCAACCGATATTCCGTCATTTAATTTCAGACAAACGCACCGATTATTCTTGCCGTCAATCTTTTTCTGCTTTGTAGGATTTCCCTTGCTGTCTGTTTCCACAACCTTTTTCTTAACGCCCCAAGATAAAAACGAACGTTTAGAAAAGCCGCCGCTTCTGCACAGTTCATCAAATGCCTGATTGTAAAAGAATACATATCCATTTTCGACAATCCCCCACTTTTCACAAGCTGTACCTGCATCAAAACGCGTGCCGTTCATAGCCACCTTGTCCAATATGTACCGATAGCACCGCTCATTGTCTGACAGCTCATTCCGGTCAATTAAAGCCTTTTTCGCTTCATCTATGGAAATATACTGCCCGTCCTTAAAAAGCGCATCTGTGGCAATTTTATCCGCTGTCAGAATGACGGAAAGCGATATGCTCTGCTTCTGCATCTTTTCATCATCAAAAAGCTGCTGTTGAAAGTCTTTCTGTATTTTCCTGACGGCATCTTCTCCCATAGCCTTAATGACTTCTACAAAATCTTTACCGGCAAAACCGAAATTCTTCTTTAAAGTGTCTGCCGTTTTCGGCGGATCTGCATACACCTTTTCTCCGCACTCTATCTCCAAAATACGGTTGATCGCGCCGCCCTGGTTGACATAGGAAGTCAGCGGCCGCTCTCCATTTGTCAGAATACAGTTGTTCCAGTGGCTTTCCGTATTGATTCCTATGTCTCGATTTGAACGTGTCTTTCCCTTGCCGGAGCAAAGGTCATACACCACGCCCTCAAAATTTTCCTCAATCCTCCGGTTTTTCTTGCTGGTATCATCCAGAATCATAGGAAGATGATTCAGCATATTCGCTTTTGCCTCCAGCGCGACATCTGTTGTTTTAAAATCCCCGATATATGCATTCTCTGCCGGATTTGCCCAGACAGATGCCGCCAGCATCAGCGTGACAGTCTTTCCGCCTTCTGTTTCTCCCCATAAGTCAATAAAGAATGGCAGGGCTCCTATTTTAGGTATCAGGACACTTGCAAAGGATGCCGCCAGCATCATTTTTATTTCCGGCCGGGCAGTCCGCCTCAGTTCCTTAACATGCCTGTACCATTTATCACGGTTTCCATGCTCCCCTATGCTTTCAAACAGCTGCCTGAACCTGCTGTCTCCGTCAAAGATAATCTCTGTATCATAGGGCAGGAACTCCTTTTTGATCCAACCCAGTTTTGAACTGGAATACTGCACCGCTATCTGGCTTGCATTGCGGTTCTCCACATCCGACAGGTATCTGACCAGCAGCTTTGCATTTTCACTCGTCACAGCCACGCCACGCCCTGACAGGGCCACTATTTTACTTGCAGAAGTAATCATTACCTTTGGCACTATGACTTCTTCCCACCGTCCGTTACGCTTGAAAGCAAGCTTAATCTGCTCTTCTCCTGTTTCAAGATTCTTTAAACGCTCAATGGGCAGTATCGGATGATAACAGGCTATCTGCTCCACTGTGGACGTATTTTGGGCATATATTCCGTTTTCTCCGGCAATCCACGAACCGCAGTACATAGTATCATATGGTCCGTCAAAATTTGTATAGTTGTCCATGCCGGCAGTTTCCTGCATCTTTTTCTGCCTGATCTCTTTATCAACCTTCTTATAGGCTTTCACCATCTGGTCAAACTTTCCCTTTACTCCAAGTTCTGCCGCCCTGTCCTGCAGCGACAATAACAATCTGGCTTTCTGTATTTCATCTTCCTGATTAAAAACTTCCTCAAATACTGCATCCGCAAGAATCGTCTTCTTATCCAATTTGTTTAATGACTCCATGGCATTCCTCCGGATCATTTAATAATTCCCATAAATATTCCTGATACTGCAGCGCCTTGCAAGTATCCGCCCATGCATCGGAAAGCGGCTCCAGCCTGTCAATCCATTTTCGATAAACGTCCATCAGAAGATAGTTGAGCTCCCTTTTCCGCTTTAGCTTTTCCTCAATCTTCCGCTGCATTTCCCTTTTCTTTTGGGCTTGATAAATCTTAAGCCTTGCGGAGAAACTGTTTTCACAGCCTCCCCCAAGCGATGCAAGCGCCTCCTTGAAGGTGAGGTTGTCCATGCGCTGTACCAGAGTAAATATATCCCCGCCCTCTCCGCAGCCAAAACAGTAATATGAATCCTTGTATATCTTCATGGAGGCTGTTTTCTCCTTGTGAAACGGACAGCATATAAACCCCGCCCTGTTAGGATGCGGCAGTCCGTACCGCTCAAGAATATCCCTCATGGAATAGCGGTCCTTTATTTCATCCTTGGTCATATCTGCAGCACCCCCAGAAGTTCTGCAATCCTCCTGCCGGCACGCCTTTTGTCACAAAACAAGAACTCAACTCCATAGGCAATATGCGCTGCATACATGCGGTTCATCAATTCCCTGCCGGATACTTTGGAATATTTGTCCTTATATCCGGCCACATCCTTTATTGTTTTGTATCTTCCTCCATGTTCGCACAATATAATGAACTTGACTCCTTCCTTCTGCGATCTCCTTATTTCCCTCCAGAACCTGCTCTTATCAGATGAACACATATTATGCAAAAGCTCTCCAAGATCCTGCTTTCTGTCAATCGTGGCATTCATCTTCTCGGAATCCATGTAATCCCCGGTCTCAAGCTTTTGATTGACATACGGGATTTTATGGGCGTCAAAATACTGCAGAATATGCTGATTGGCCTTTTCTCTCGTATCGCATATGATCATGCCTCATCCTCCTTAACAAAACGGCAGCTCTTCATTGATCCCGTCCGGCATGTCCATAAATCCGGCATCGCCCGTACCGTCCCGGGAATACTCCTTGTTGCTGCCGTTCTGGCTATTATCTATTTTGCTTCCACAAAAATTCACTTTATCAACCTGGCAAACAGTACGGCTCTTTTTTTCTCTGTCTGCTTCCCACTGCTCCGTAACCATGCGCCCGACAATGACAACCTCCTGTCCTTTACGAAAGTATCTGTCTAAAAATTCAGCCGCGCCTCTCCAAGCCTTGCACCGGAGAAAGCATTTTGTTTCTATATCTTTATACTTTTCAGACCATGCCACCGTGAATTCTGCATAAGCCACATCAGATTGCGTATACTTCAATTCAATATCAGCTGTCAGCCTCCCCTGCAGGATCATGCTATTCACCATCTGCGCTTCCTCCCTGCTGCATATTTTCCTTTTCTTTCTTCATGCATTCAATGCACAGCTTTCTTCCGCAGTTCCGGACAGCAATGTCAGCAATTTCCTCCGCAGTCTTTCCGGACATTCCCGTAATCTCTTTTTTACAGTCCCTGCAGTAAATCTTTTCAACTGTCGGAATCTTGTTTCTTATCCGCAGCGCCTCCACTGTTTCCCCGAATGCCTTTACTTTGGCAATATATACGGAAATGTATTTTCCAGCCCAGTCTTCTATGTAGGGCGTGCCGTAAACCTTTGAAATCGTCTTGCAGTTGGTCACATTTAAAATCATGGGTTTAATGCCTTTATCTGTAAAATGCGCAACGGTGCAGACTTCCTTTTTATTGTTGGTTGGATTATACACCTCCTCCTGTCCTACAGACTTGATCCGCACAACCAAGTCCTGCCCCGGCTGCAATGCATACGCTCCCAGATAGTCAGGATTTTCCAGCTTTTTCCAATGCGTCTTTTCCATTAAAAATCCTCCTCCAACAGCTCTGTCGGCACGTTCATGGCTCCTTCATATCCATACCAGTTTCCGCTTTCCCTGCATGAATGGTATATGCCGATCAGCTCCCGGAACTGGTCGTATCCCTGCGCCACAAACTCCGGCGTGCAGAAATACACCCTTACGGCATATGGAGGCTTTTTCTCCTGCGCCACAAACGCAAATCCGTGCTGCTCAAACGTGTTCTGGAACACTCCCTCCGTGTACATCCCCGCCTGGAATTTATACCCATACTTCCTGCATGAGCGTTCAAAACGTCCGTCTTCGCATGAATCCGTGCTTTTATAGTCGACAATGTATTTATTTCCGTTATATTCAGTTATGCAGTCCGGCCGGCATTTGCATTTCTCTCCTGTGGCAGCATCCGTCCAGAAAAAATCCTTTTCATGCTCCCCGGACAGCAGGCTCTCTGCCAGTGGACAAGCCATAACAGCATCATACATTTCCATGATTACTGTCATATCTTCACTGCTTACCAGTTCCCTTCCGTTTTCAAAAGCTTCTATCTGATATTTTTCATACTCTTCTTTCCCGGCTTTTGTCCTCCTGTTGATCTCCGGAAGTATGACAAAGTCGTTCAGGAAATCCTCCTTTTCCAGAACATACTTATGTAATGCCCGTCCAAATGCCAGCGACGGGGAATCTGCCGGATTTTCCAATGCATATTTAAAATGCATTGGAGAGCGCGCGATCTTAAAAAGTTCTGACCTGCTTATGCCTTCTGCTTCTCTATATTCTTTCTGCGACACGTTTCTGATCCTCCAATCTTATAATCTTACAATTCAATCACAGTTAAGTCCCTGCTGTCTGTTGTCCGTGTGGAAATAAACTGCAGGCCTTTTTCCCTGCATTTGCTATACAGCCGTTCACGCATTTCTGTAGAAAGCTTTTCCACCCCGTCAATGAGAATGATCTGCAGGCCTGCCGGATTCTGGATCGCCACATCAATGCAGAGATCCAGCTTCTCCCCTTCTGACAAGTTGCTCACCGGAAGCCCGTTGATCAGAGGTATTCCGTCTTTAACAGACAGCCCTTCAATCGGAATGGAGGCTTTTTCTAAAATCTCCCCGGGCAGATTCCGGGCTTTCTCAATCTTTTCCGTATAAGATGCAGATCTGGCTAACAGCTGTTCGATCTCTTCCTGCAGAGACAGCATCCTGCGCCATTCGTTGATATGGGACTTCATCTTTTCCGTGTCCTCTGCTTCCTTAAGCAGTTCGTCTACCGGCTGCGTCTCCCTGTCCGCATATTCCTCATAAGCAGCGATATCCGACTCAAATTTTGCCACATTTTCTTTGTATTCACTCCGGATAACCTTTTCCCGGTCCGCCTTCGTGGCTGCAAGCCCCTCTCTTTCTTTTTCCAGAGAAACAATCTTTTCTTTCAGCGCGGCAAGCTGCGTGTCGAGACTGTTGCTTTTTGCCGCAATCTCACGGTCCAATGCAGAAAGGGCAATATCCCTGTCAGCTTCAAAGGAGCGGATCTTTCCATCATGCCCCGCTTTCATCCGCTTCGCTTTTTCAATCTGCTCATTGGATTTGCGGATCTTCTCGATCTTTGTGTATAATGCACCGACGTTTGCATCTTCCCACTGGCTGCCGTCATAATCCACCGGAAGAACTCTCTTAATATCTTCCACAACTGATTTCTTCGCCCTAATATCCCGGTTTACGTCCTGCCTGCTCTGGAAATATGTACCATTCTCTGCCTGGATGTCATTCAGCACTGCAAGGATGTTCTGCTCATAGTTCACACCTGCCGGAATCTCACCGAACCATTCCCGGATCGTTTCCATGTTCCAGGGAAAATCGATCATGTCAAGAATTGTAGCATCCTGCTCTTTCTTTCCCATGCGCATGAACTCCATTGGCTGGAGCTGCAGAGGTGTAATGATGCCCTTCAAAAACGCCTCCGGACTGGGTACGGTATTCCCATTCTGTTTGACTGATTTATAATCACTCTGCATTGTCCGCGCTTTACGGTCAATCATCAGACCGGTATCGGTTTCAATAATGATCTCTCCTTCAGTCTCGCCGTTCCTGACGATATAATCACGGTCAGATTTGTTTGTCAGCGCATATCTGATTGCATCGATCACGGAAGTCTTGCCTGTTCCGTTTTCGCCAACCAACTCCACGTTCCTGCCGTCTAACTGCTTTTCTGATATTCCAAAAAGATTTTTGATTACTATTTTTGATACTTTCATATATTTTCTCCTGCCTTTCCAGCTTCATTTATTTTTACAAAATCAAAACATTCTTTTCTTTTCATATATGCCTGCTTTCCAGCATTTTTGTTATGTGCAGGGATGAACATAAACAGGAATGTCCCTTTCGTCTCTGATCTTCATTGCAAGTTCATTTACCCGATTCTTCTGCTCATCCGTTTCAAAAGCATAGGCGCCGTATTCATATTCCGTTCCATCACATATCATCATGATTTTTGCTTTCATGTTGTATTTTTCCTCTCTTTCTGTTAATATAGATGTAGAAATATTTTGATATATCTCTACCAGATAGAGCCTTGCCGTCCAAAGCAGAAAGGCTCTATTTTTCATCCTTCTTTTGTGAAAAATGATATTCTGCCGTCATCAATCACCGTTGCATACCCCTTTTTTTCGTACATATCCAGACAGTCCTGGATTGTCACAGCCTCTAAATTCATTTCTTCCTCCTTCTTCCTCCACCTGCATACAACGGACGGCAGCATATTTAAAACAATGGGCAAAACAAGCTTTAGGGAGATTTGAATGTACTTTAGTTCCGGCTGCCGCCCGTTGTATGCAGGTGAGCTGTGTTTTACTTTCTATTTATGATGTTTCAACCACTTCTTAAGCCCCTCCGTATCAAACATGATCGGGCTGTTTGGCTTGTTTGGGTTATTCTTCCAGGCTATATTTTGCCCCTTTGTATTGTATATTTCCATAAGACCGGATTCTGAAAACCCATAGTCCCTTATCAATGCTGTTTTTCTTATTACAGCCGTCTTAAATTCCATATGCTCTTCACCTCCCTCGTGCCTAACCGCTTTTCTTGTCGCACTCTTATTTTTTATTCTTAAATTTATGTTATACTTAAATAGCCCACCACCACAGAAAGGCGAATTATGAATTATGAAAAAAGTACGCATACCTGCCGTAAATTTAGAGTAAATGCTATAATTACCGACGGCTATGAAATAGTTGACGGGAAAAAGAAATATTTAACTGCAAGCTGCTCTTTAATGGATAGTCACAATTCCAAATACAAATGCGATGGTATGGAAGATGCCGATATCCCCTGTCCATATGTTTTTATGGATGATTTGTAAAGTAATCATACACTGCATTCAAATCTGATACATTTTCATCTAAGTGGTCTGGTGGGCTATAACAAAAATCTCTAAAAAAGCATCCAACACACCTTGAAACTCTTTTTTCGTTTGTTATAGGTTTTTTGCCGCAGAATTCTGCTAATTTTTGAAAAAACTCTTTTACTTCCAACTCAACCGTCCTCCCTTAACCGCTTTCCTTTGCTGCCATGAACAAAGTATTTGCATCATTTTTGAAATCCACATCTTTCTCACCTTCCCTTATATTGGCATTCTCGTATATATAAATATATCGCTTTTGCATTTCCTCCGTTTTTGCTATACTCAAATTACCCACTGGCAGAAAGTCAAATTATGAAAACTGAAAAACACACTTTATCTTGTCCTAGATACAAAGGCGCTTTAACCGTAATAACGGATTTTTATGATAATCAAGGCAACTGGCACCATTCAACCTGTTCTCTAATGAACAGTTCTTCCAGGTTCCGCTGTGACGGAATGGAAGACGGCATCAATGAATGCCCTTACGTATCCGAATAATTTTTATAAAGTCCAGTGGGTATTATGGCCTGTTTCCTTTGAAAACTTTTTCATATCCAACCGCCCCTTTAAACTTCATGTTTAATGGACATATTGTTTTTATAGTGTTGTAATATTCTGGAAGATCGCGATAATCAACTTCCGGATTTAGTTCACTCAAAAGAAACTCTACTACAGATGCCATTATTTCATCTGTTCTCTCACAAGGCGCCAAACAGCAGTAAAGGCGCAATCCGCAATTTGGACAATTCATTTTTTTCTGAATGCAATACTCCCTGTGAAGCGTATTAAATTTTACCTGTGACAAAGATTCTTCGACTTTCAAGCTGGCTCCCACCCCTCCTCTCTTTCCAATTTTCTCTCTCCCTGCTATACTGTACTCACAGGCCACCGCCATGGCTGAGTACATAAGAAAGGAAGGAGAAGTTACTATGATCAAGATTAATCCTGAAGTCTCTCTAAAAATTGCAAAAGAACTAACTACAGTAGCACTCGAAAACAAAATGATTATTGCTGATAATGATGCATCTGTAACTGCGGAAAATGTTTATGAGTTTTACAAGACTTTATTTGAAAAACTTTCTGGAGAAACTATCAATAGTTAATCCAGTCCGGCTCTTGCTTTCACCAATTTGGCAAGAGCCTTTAATGTTTTGTTATATACTTCTGGAATCATATTTTCATTTTGCATCTTCTTACATGTTAATTTTATGATTTTGTCCAAAGCTTTTTTGTTTTTTCTCACTTTCTCACCTCTTAAAATTCACGATTATAGGCTTCTATAATTTTGTCGGCGTCAGCAAGTGTAATTTTGTTTGACACTATACTGACGTCGGCATCAAATCTGGCATTTATCACATGAGATAATTTCTTCCATTCCAAATAAGTAATTCCCTGCATTGCTTCTAATATTGTATTTAATTTTTGCTCATTCACGTTTTTCTTCACCTCCTCTACCGGTTATTTGCCTGCAAAGTCCATGGGATCAACATTCAAAACCTTATTCTTATTAAACATTTAATTTTGAATTCTTGAATTTTCCTTTTGAAAATGTTAAAATTCCTTTACCCCTATATGGGCAAGAAAGGTGGAATTTATATGATAAAAAAACTGGACTTGCCCCGCGCTTTGATGAGTACTAACTGAATTACCATCATTAGTATAATATGTGTTTGCTATGGGGCCTTTTTCAAACGAGAGCCTATCGTTTAAGAAACACGGTGTCCAATGATTTCAGAGCGTACTACCTTGTCTGAATATTTCGGTAATACACAGTCGCGAATGTGTGTGAGCCTAAGCGCCGGAACTTGGATACCTCATTGCAGTAAATAGGCTAGAAAAGGTGTTGGATTGTAGTACATCCAATGCCTTTTCTATTTCATTTTTGTGTTGGCATTCTTGGCTTAACAAACATTGTCATCGGTACATTCAATGCACTGCATATGTTCGCATATTCCCCAGCTTCAAGCTTTCTCTTTCCCTGTAATGACATGCACAGCTTAGATTCATCAAGCCCAGACTTCTCTGCTACCGCCTTTTGTTTAAATCCGGAACGTTCTATATACAACTTGATTTCGCTTACATCAACAGACATACAATTCCTCCTTTCTGTTTATTCCATGTTTTTTGGATTTATTACATTCTACTCCATGTTTTTAGGATTGTCAATATATATTTTAGATTTTTTGGAATTTCTATTTGCAATTTCAAAATTTTATGATATAATCATGTTTGAAAAGAGGTGATAAGTTAAAATGAACGAGTACCTTATATCTAAATTGAAAGAAGGAAGAATCAACAAAGGACTAAAGCAAAGCGATGTAAAACAATACACCGGAATAAAAAATACAACACTTAGTAATTATGAAAACGGAATAACAGAGCCAGACATAGATACCTTCTTACAACTATGCGAATTGTATGAATTAGATTATGCCGCAATACTGGCTGAAGCCTACGGACTATCCGTACAAGGCGAAGATTTTAAAATCAGACCGTCCGAAATAGATGTTGCCAAAAAATACCGTTTCATTTCCACCCATTCCCCAGACGGAGCAAGCGTAGTTGATACGGTACTGGATAGGGAACATTCCATAGCAAAAAAAATAAAAGAGCAAAAAGAACATATAGAAAAATCAGAAAAAGAGTTTTCTCAAAATAATGTACATAACGCAGATATCCGGCTTATCAATTACTACTATCGTCTTGCATCTGCCGGAACCGGCCAGATCGTGTTTGATATGCCACCGACAGATAAAATTGAAATACCAGATATTCCGGAATATAAAAAGGTTGATTATGCCATAGGCGTAAACGGAAACAGCATGGAACCCGAATTCAGCAACGGAGACATTCTTCTTATAGAAATGACAGAGGAAATAGATATCGGAGAAATTGGAATATTCATTGTAGATAATGAGAGTTATGTAAAAAAATTAGGGAACGGAGAGTTAATATCTCTTAACCCTGATTATGAAAACATCCAATTGACCGAAAATTCAAGATGTATGGGAAAAGTTGTTGACAAGCTATGATTAAACCGCTATGGCGTTTTAATAAACCACGAGGAAAAGAGGTATATTTTATGGGACTATTTGGAAAAAAAGAAGTAAACAGTGAATATTTTAAATTGCTCCAAGATATAGGAAAATTAGGAAAAAACAATATGACAAAAGTTGAATTATGTGAAGATCATATTGAGCTTTCTAATGCAATTCAAAGAAAGCCCCTTACATTAAAATATTCTCAAATAACAGATGTTCAATATACGCAAAATATAGAAACTGTAGAAAAATCAAAATCTGTAATTGGACGTGCTATCATAGGAAAAGCTTTATTTGGCGATGTCGGTGCACAGGTAGGAGGAATGAGTGGATTAGGAACAAAGAGTAAAAAAGAACTCCATTTTCTCTTTGCCATAAGCTACATATCCTCGTCTGGTGAAGATGCTGTTTTATTATTTGAAGATACCAGATTATATCATGGTGCTAAATTGTATAGCAATTTAAGAAGCAAATGCAACATTCAAACCATTACTGAATTATAACCCTTCAAATCAAAATAAAAACCGCTCCAGTGCTACCAACACCGGAACGGCTTTTGCAGATACCTGAATATGATACCTACAACGCATGTTTATTGTATCATCTTCGGGAACAGCTTGCAAGCGGAATCTTTGTTCCGGCCGGCTGTTATTTTTATACCATTTTTTAGGAGGATGACGCCCATGGCAACAGCAAAGTACAAAAAGAACTACCGGGGAGAGTTTGAGGCCCGGATATGGGATGGAACGTATAACGCAGACGGAAGCAAGCACAGGAAACGGCTTGTATCCAAAAAGTCCAGCGCAGATTTAGAACGGCAAGTGAGCCAATTAAAAAACGAAGTGGAAAATGGGCAGTATGTTCAGAAATCGGATATTATGTTTCTGGAATACGCAAGACAGTGGATTGAAGCGAAAAAAAGCGTAAGGGAAAAGAATACACGGGCCATGTACAAGAATATCATTGAAACACACCTCTCATTTCTTGAAGGAGTGAAACTGTCCGATATCCGAAACAGCCACTTCCAGCAAGCCATTAATAACGCCCTGGACAAGCCGCGTACCTGCCAGCAGATCTACATAACATTCAAACAGATTGTAAAAATGGCTGTTACGGACAATTATATCGGTTCTGGTATGTATGAAATGATATGTTCTGACATCAGCCTTCCAAAATATATCCGGAAAGAAAAGCGCACGCTGACAAAGACGGAAAAAGACGCCCTGCTAACGGCTGACTTTACAGACCGTGAGAAGGCTTTTGTGTACATAATATATTCTTGCGGACTACGCCGCGGAGAAGCCCTTGCACTGTCCAGATTCGATTTTTCTTTTAATGAGGTCAATTCTACCGTTGCTGTCACAAAAGCCCTCATTTTTGACAAAAACGCGCCAGAAATAAAGCCTATGCCAAAAACAGATAATGGATTCCGCACAGTCCCGATTCCGGAAAGCACAGCAGAATTCCTGAAAAGCTTTCTTTCCAGCATAAACGGAACACAGATTTTCAGCTGCAAAAACGGCTCACTTATCACAAAATCTTCCTATGTAAAAATGTGGTCGTCTATTGTGAAGAAAATGAATTATGCAGCCGGAGGAACAGATGCCTTTCCAGTTATCGACGGACTAACAGCGCATATCTTCCGACATAACTATTGCAGCAACCTATGTTATCAGGTTCCAGCTATCAGCATCAAAAAAATTGCCCAGCTGATGGGCGATACAGAGAAGATGGTATTAAATGTATACAATCATGTTATAGACGAAAAAGAAGACCCTGCATCTGTCGTCAATGATGTTCTGGCAATATGATTTCGCGGACATGCTGCGGACATTATAGTCAAAAAACCCCATTGCGGACGCAATGCGGACATTTAGAACCTGCTACAATCGGTTAGAATCGGTCACATTAAAAACAGCGGAAAACACTGTAAAATCAATGCTTACCGCTGTTTTTCACTAATGAGACATCGGGGGCTCGAACCCCGGACAACTTGATTAAAAGTCAAGTGCTCTACCACCTGAGCTAATGTCCCAT